CCTTCTCGATGGTCACCGGGCTGACGAGCCTTAGCGCGGAGACCGCTTGCTTTGCCATCTTGAATCCACCTGGACAACCACCCCACCAAGGGGCGTTTCGATCTTGATCGACGGTCCAGGTTTTGGGGGCCGCCCCAATCAATAGTACCGGAGGAGGGAGTGTTGACCGCTTTTCCACGCTGCGCAAGTGCCATCGCGGTCAGCTTTTGACAGTTAAATCGACGACGACTGAGGGAAAAACTTCATTCGCCGCCGCTCGTTTCGAGTGCTAGATTCTTTTCTTAGAATCACCTTTGATCGGCCCTAGATTGCGGCCACGGAACCCACCCACGGATGGTTAGCCACAAGCTGACCATGCACCTTCAAGAAAGTTTGTCTGATTACTACGTCACCTCTCGCTGTCGGGTGAAGGCAACCATCGACCGTTACAGCTATGCCGTGCAAGCCCTGGAGCTAATGCTTGGCCGCGCCCCGTCCTTTACCGATCTGACCCCGCACACGCTTCGCGCCTTTGAAGAGTTCCGCGCCGCAGCCGGGCGCACGGCGAACACCATCGCGGGCGAAGTCGCCAAGCTGAAGTGCTTGGCCAAGTGGGGCTGCGAACGGGGCCTCTGCCCCCCGCTCACCTATCACGGCGTGGCGCCGATCCATGAGCCACCCACCGCATTCACGCTGCCAGAGCTACAGGCCATCGCCCGCGCGGCCCACAAGTACAAGTGGCCCATCGCGGGCATCCCCGGCAACCTGTTTCTCTCGGCCCTGCTGAGCGTGCTGTACGATACCGGCGAGCGCATTGGCGCCGTGCTGGCGATTGAGTGGGAGCGGATCGACTGGCAATCGCAGCGCGTCCACTTCCCCGGAGCCAATCGCAAGAGTCACCGCGCGGGAATCACACGGCCGGTGCGCGACGAGACGCTGAGGCACCTACGGGCCTTGTCGGACTGGCAGCCGCAAGGCCCGTTCTTAGGCCCCCACCGCGGCACGGTGTACATCCACTGGCGGCGGCTGGTAAGTGAGGCGGGGCTCAAGCCGGATCGCAAGCTAGGCCCGCACGCCGTGCGGAGGAGCCACGCGAGCTTACTGCACTGCGCAGGGGGAGACGCGGCGGCTTCGCTCGGCCATGCGAGTGAGGCGACCACGCGGCGGCACTACTATGACCCGCGAATCACGGAGACTTTGGCGGCGTGCGACTTGTTACCGCGGCTCAGCGAAAGTAAAACTTGGTGGAAGTTCTGGAAATAAAGAGGGGATTACCGATGCCAAAAGAATCTTGGCTGATGAGCTACGTTGTGACGCCGTTAATCGGAGTCATTGCGATTGCGGTGTATTTCACGCTTGCAATCATTCCGCCGGTCGTGATGGTGTATATTTCCATTAAGATTTTGCGATGGCTAGGATGGCTGTAGCCGCTCGCCTACGCGCTGTCGCTGATTCCTGCTTGTAGTGCTCGATCATCACGTTCGCCGAATGACCCATCCAGGCGGCAACATCGGTGAAGTCGAATGTATTTGGCCCACAAAGCGCCATGAGCTCAGTTACCCGGCTCGATCGACAGTTGATCCAGAGCTTCGGCCACGGTTTTTTGTTGTGTTTTTCGAACGCTCTTCGGGCCTGTCTGTCCCATGTTGCGGCGAGCGTGTGGCGGTTGAGAATCGTTTCCGCGGGATCGACCTTGCCGAACTTCTGGCGGATTTCTCTACGCCGTTGCCGCAGCACGGGCCGCAGTTCGGCGAAGAGCGGAATCGTCCTGGCGAACTTGCCCCAGTATTCGGTTTTCGGCGAGCGGACGAATAGCTCTTGGTTTTTCCAATCGACGTCGCCCCATCGCACCAGTCGGGCTTCGGAGGGAACGCGAAGGCCGCCGTATCGGGCAAGCGCCAAAACGACTTTCAGATCGGGCGGCAGGATCGCCATTGCTTCGGCGTACAGTTCCGGCGTCACAAAGAACGCCCGGTTTTTAGCGACTGGCGGAGCCGGCAAGCGAGCGCCGGCGAACGGATTCCGCAGAATATCGCCGCGGTTGAGGGCAAACTTCATCAGGCTTGCGAACGCAATTTGCAGCCGGTAGCGATATGTAGCTGACAGCGCCTTGTTTCTTCGGCGGACTTCGACAAGATACCGTGCGAAGTTGTCCCAATCTTGCGACCGGATGAGCTCGACAAGCCGCTTCGGCCCGAACGCATTGCACACAATGCGGGTGAAGCACTTGCGGAAACAGATGGTTTTATCGGAGCGTGTGTTGTGCTCCTGGTACAGTAGGCACAACTGCTTGAGCGTGATTCGGCCGGCACTCATTTGAAACCCCCTTGCTTGAAGCCGCCTTTATTGTTACCGTAAAAATCGGGGAAGGGCAAGGGCTATATGGCAACACCGAAAAAAAATCCGCAAGACATTCTGCCGAAGGGTCGGCCAGCACTTCCGCCGCACAAGCGCCGGCGCCATCGGCAAGTAACGATGCTTACCGATGAAGAGATTATTTTGCTCGATGACGCCTGCAAGCGAATGGAGTGCGACCGTTCCGCGGTCATGCAGCGCGGGATGCTGCTGGCAATCGCAAAGATTTTCAAGGCGCGACCGAAGTAGCCTTAAAAGTTTGGCGAGCAATGTCGGCGGCGCTCTTGGTTAGCTGGCGGCGAGTCGATTCGTCGGATGTGTTTCGACGCAGCAGTAGCAGCGCCGAGACTTGCTTTGCCGCGCGGGTGAAGTAGGCTCGCTGCGCCTCATGCTGTGGCGATTGCTGGAACGATGGCGAGTTCGATTCTCGAACGAACTGATCCGCTTTGTCGTAGAGCTTGTCAACCAGCCGCGGGTACGTGCCGTATGTTCCGCCCTTGCGGAAGAGTCGCCAGAGGATGGGGGTATTTTGCAGGGTATCGTTCGATTGCAGCGCTTTTGATCGCAGTGGAGTGTAGCCGATCGCATCGCTAGCGAGCGGGCCGAACAGGCTTTCAATCCAGTGATCCACGCGCGCAGGGCTGTTAAAACCGAGGCCGAGGCCCAGCTTGTTGTTGAGCTTAGCAATAACCTTGGCCGCTTCGCTCGTTTGTTCGGTGTACTGATCGACCGGCAATCGCCCGCCGCCAAGAGCTCCTTGCTCCATGCCGCGGGGAACGATCGAGCGACCAGTGAAAAAGTCACGATCGGCGACCTGTTCAATAACCGCATTAGCTGCGGCCGGAATCATCGGCGGTTTCATCGCCAACAGGGCTGAGGCGGCGTACTCTTTGGCGAATGCCGGGTCTTGCTTGCTGATGGAATCTAAAAGAGCAATGACCCCGCCAGTTACCAGCATATGCGCATCGCGGTTGCGGGGAATCTGGACCAACTCATCTTTGCCATTGATGTTCAGCTTAATGTGATCGTACCGAAGTTTTTGGTCGGCCGATGCTTGGTCCCACCAATCTTCTTCGTGAAATCGCAGCCATTGCAAGATGCCCAACGCAGCAAGCATGGCGAGCCGGCTGCCGTACTGCTTCGGGTTTCGCTTGAATGCCCGAAGCGCCGCGCGCGGGCCCTGAATGCTAGCGTTGACGTAGGGCGTAATCTGGTTGTACTTCTTACTGACACTGCCGCCGGCAACGTGGTCAGTTGTGATTTGCTTGGCTGCCAGCATCAGCGTAACTGCATCCTCTTGGCTGAGCGGCTTGGTAATGTCGATCCCCTCCATGCCAATGACGTTGCGCATTTCGGCGATGCGCGGAGCGCGTTCAAAAGCCTGCATGTTGTTCACAACATAATCGATCAATTTGGCTACGGCCGAACGGTTGAGTAGGCGGCCGGCGTACTTGATTTCACTAACTACCCGGCGAGTTTCGTATGTGTCTTGATAAATCAAGTTGGCGACCTTGAGCCCCATCTGATCGAACAATCGGGACGCCTTGGTTTTGATTCGCCCGCCAGACAAAGATTCGATTGGCTGCAATACCAGTTCAGTTAGCAAGTTCCCATAGAGCTTGAGATAGTTCGTCTGCTGGGATTGCAGCAAGTAGGTTGGGTGGTCGGCGAGTACGTTAGTGACTAGCGCAAACGATGCGCGAAGCCCTGTTGTTCCGGCGCGTGCTGTCCTGGCTGCAGCGCGAACGAACCAGCCAGCTTGCGTGTTCAAGAAGTGGCCGAGCGCTGCGGCGTGCTCGCCGCCGTCGCCCTTGAGGAATTGTAAGAGCTCCGGCTTCACGTAGTACCAGGTTGGCTCGCCGTTGCCATTGGCGTCGTAAGCCAGAATTGGGTCGGCTCCGGTCGGCGTCGTTGCGAATCCCATGAACAACACTTCGGGGCCGAGCAGATCAGACAGCATCCCTAGCCCTTGGTAGTCCAAGATGCCAGTGGACTTGTCGGCGAACAGTTCTTCAATAACTGCGGTAAACTCCGGGGCATAACCGTTGTAGCGCAGGCCGCGATTGATTGCCGACAACGCGCCGAGTAAGTTCGTGCGGTACTCGACGACCTTTTGCCGCGGCACTGGAACAATGTACTCCGACATATTTGGATGCCCAGCGAGCGACACAACCGCATACATCATGCGTTCGTGGTGGGCCCGCTCGATGATCTTCTGCGTGTTCAGCAGGATTTGTTCCAGCGGGTCTTTGATCCGCAGCCCCGAACCGTGCAGCTTTTTGAATACGCTATCGTTATCAGTATTCTTGAACGAACTGATCTTTTTGTCGTAATCGTCAAACACACGTTGCAGTGGAATATAAAAGCCAGGGTCGGCGTCTCTGATTTTTTTAATCAGTTGTGCGGCTGCCGGGCTCGACTGCGCGTAGTATTCGAGAACCGCATCCTGCCACTTGTAGAGAACATCGGCCGCATCGCGAAACTCTTGCGGGGCAGTATCGACAAGGTGCCGTGAGTCGCGATAGATCAATCCACCTTCGCGACCGCTGCCGTGCAGGGCGAGCACACGCTGAGCGTACAGAAAGTCAACGAAATCATCCCGCCTGTCCATCGGAACCATTTCGAACGCAGACTTTAGTGGCTTAATTTCCTTCTTGGTTTTCTTGTCCTTCATTCGCTTGCCCCATACATCAACCGGCCCTTCGAACGCGAACTGATTGGTTCGCTCGCCAGCGATCCCGCGAAGCGCATCGAAAATCTCAAACGGATCGGTATTGTTGTTGAGCTTTACACCCATCGCTTTCGCGAAAGCCGACAAGTGTTGCAGCGAATCCCCTTCTTCCACCCAGTCGCGCTTGGTTCGATTTTCCCGAAACGATCGGATCGCGCTTTTGATTCGCTCCTTGAACGAACCAGTATTGACGCGCGACTGCTTGGCTCGATTCGCCGCCCCTTGCTGATACCAGCGGTGGGCAAAGTCCTTCACTTTCTGCGCCTGCTTCGCGACCTTTGCATCTTTCGCCAGAAATGCTTCGAACCAACGGGTAAACTCGGGGGCCCGACGAATCGCTTCAGACGTTTCGGTGAAGTACAGGCGGTTGTATTCAGCAAAGCCTTCGGAAAGAGCAAGGCCCGGATTCTGATCGTAGGTGTTCCCGAACGAATCCGCGCAAATTTGGTGAAGCTCGGCGACTTGCTGCGCGTTCAGTCCTGCCGGCGATTCGGTTTCGCCAGGCGGAATGAGCCAGGGATTATTCCCGGTGGGCCACACCTTGAAAACCCATTGCTCGATCGCATGGGCAATTTCGTGAATGAGGGTCGGGACATTGTTTGCGGAGTGCATCCGCGTTTCGTTTGTCTTACGACTGTAGATGCCGTAAGCGCCTTTCTCAAATCGTCCGTACCGAACGGGGCTTGTGGCGAGCTTACCGCTCAGGAGCCCTTGCAGCTTGCGCATCGCACGCATTACCGTTGGCGCATCGATCGGCTTTACTCCTGGCACTGGATCGAGCGGCATCCGCCCTTCGCGGTCAGCGCCCGAATTGGGAATGTAGTGCGACCGCATCGTTTCTGGCGAAGCATTGGCGTCGGCTTGCTGGGCAGGGCCGGCTTGGCGATTACCGGTGAACGCATCGGTCATCGTTTCCGCTGTGGCCTGCTGCGGCCGCGCATCAACTTGCTCTTGCGTTTCGAACCAAGAGTCGAACATTGCCCGCACTTCTGGCGAGATTTCAATGTCGATCGGCGAGCCCTTCACCGTTTTGTAAATGGTTCGCAGCCACTTCTTGAACGCAGCGAACGCCGCTTTCAAGCGGGTGTTCGGGGCCTTGCCGGTTCGCATATAGGCTTCGAAGCCGCGGGCGATCTTCTCTTCCGCGCGGCGGGTCCACTTGCCATCCTTCACGCCAGCGAATCGCTCCATCGTTTCGCGATATTCTGGCTTGGTGTCTCGGCGGAACAGATGGCCGAGTTCGTGCAGCAGGCTCGCAAGGTTCTGGTTCTCGAACGCGCGGATGATCGTTTCGCCATTTTTGAATACAATCTGGGCGCGGCGGACCTTCTCCTTTTGATCGTAGACTTCTTCGATCTTAACGTCGGCGTCGTCAAAAATGACGTAGTTGCTGGTTCCCTTTCCGCTGTCGCGAGAACCTTGGTCAAGGTAGCGGTTGCCGCGAATGCCAAGTTCAAGCAATTTTTTGGAGGCTTCGCCAGCATCTTCCCCTGGTCCAGCAAGGTCTAGGTAGATTTGTTCACCTGTTATTTTTCCGCTGTACCCAAGCGGAGAGAGAGCTTTTTTAACAAACTCGCTCTGCTGGTCAAATGACTTGTCCCAATCAAGATATTCTTCTTGCGATGGTGCGAGGTCTACGCGATATAGGGAGCCGAGGCGCTTTCCTAAGCCCATCTTTTTTGCGTTGTCGTTGGTTGGGCTTGTGCTATGAAATCTTGGCCTTGCGTATTCGCTTACGTTTCCGTCTTTATCGGATTCAATTACCTTAACAAACCATTGCTTGTTAGAGGCGTAATCAGCAGGAAAAAACTCCAATACCTTGTCGTACCCTCCGTAAGACGGAACGACATTGCCGGGGGTGAAATACTGGGAAAGCTCTTGGTCATTTAGGTTGGCAGCGTTGCTGCCCATGCCGCCGGTTAAGGTTTTCCTGTAGTGCTCAGCAACCGCCTTCTCCCCTGCAAAATATAGCCCCTTGCCGTACCGTGCCCCGTTCTCGCCGGTCCCAATAAACTCCATCGAGAACCGATCGAAGCCGGGGTGAGGGCTGCCGTGGTACGCTTCGTGGTCGAGCCCTTCCGGCATCACTTCATCGAGCGATCCAGTTTCGATCGCCTTATCGCTGGTTGTCTTTTCAAACTTTAAGCCCCACTTCATGGCGTACTCGCCGAGCGACATACCCAAGCCGCGCGCGTGCGAGTCCACCACCGTTTCGAGATACGCCGCCTCTTCGGGGCTCATCGCTGTTTTGCTGATTTGCTCTCGCAGCGTTTCTTCGGCGGCGCGATACTTTTTCTGCCTCACCACATCAACGAACACTTCACGCTGTTCCTTGCTGGTGCCCTTCATGCCGGTTGCTTCTTCGAAGCCCTTGCGTGAGGTCGGCGGCTCCGGCCCCTCGTAAACCTTGGCGGCCTGGGCGACAGGGGCCATCTTTTCGACTTCTTTGGAAACTTCGGCTGCGAGCGTTGCATCTTCGGGCGGCTCTTCCATCATCGCGCCGCGCGCAACCCCAGCGCCGGCGCCGGCCACAAAGCCCACCATGCCCGCCTGATTCATGCGGCTGAGTGCTTGGCCAATCGTCGGCCCCGGAGTGTCCTTGCCGTAGAGTTCCGAATACTGCTCGTTGAGAATATTCCCGCCTTCGGTTACAAACTCTTCGCCGTATTCGCTGGCGCCGGCGATGAGGGCTTTCCCGCCGAGCGTCTTGCCCAGGATTCGCTTCGAGAACACTGATTCGAAACCGCCCAGGCCGATCTTGTTCAGCGCGGTCCCGATGGTCGCTTCGATCGCCCCGGCGCGAGCGGCATACTTCAGCGCTTGCGACGTCGATAGTCCGCGGTCCTTTGCTTCGGTGAACGCATCGTTGGCTGACGAAAGGCCAGCCTGAGCAACGGCGCCAGCCGGGCCGCCGATAATACCGCCCGCGGTATATTCGGTTGCCGAGGCCATCGCTTGGCGGATGAGGCTAGCGCCGGGCATTCCAAACTCTTCGTCGAGCTTGCCTTGATGCTCTTCTATGCGGCCTACGTCGCGCGCGGCTTCGTCGGCCACTCGGCCGAGTTGTTCGGGCGCGTCGCCAATTGGAGCGCCGGCCCACCGTGCGGCGCTGCCAACGACTTGCCCAGTCCGCGCGGCGGCTCCTACCGCATGGGCCCCCAGGTTAGCGATGCCCTGGCCAAAACCGCGGACGGGGGCCGGCGCATAGTCGAAGCCGCCGAGCCCCGTTTGCCGCCACTGGCGATTCTCCCATTCGTCGATCGTATCGATGCCCTGCGCGTTCGCGATGCGCTTCGTTTCCATCGACAAGAAGCCGCCGGGCAGAACGTCGATATTGAGCTCCTTGGCAATCTTGCGCGCGCGGGCTTCGGCGGGCCCGGCTGGGATATAGGATTCGTCAACGTCGAGCTCGATCGGCTCTAATCCAGGGATCGATAGCGTGCCGGCCGATACTGCTTGATCTTCAATTGGCTCGAAGCCAGGAATAGCGATCGCCATTTATTTCACCCTGTAGGGCTTTACTGTTCCGTCTGGTTGCCGAACCTGAACAATTTGGCCGGCCTGCAATTTGCCGTCGATGCGGGCCATTGTGATCTCTGCAAGCCCAATCTCCGAAGTCCCATCGAACACGTAGTCGAGCGGAATCTGTTCGGGCTGCGGAATGCGATCAAGCTCGGCGTCACGCAACTTGACATCGCCCATGCCCGCCGGTGCGCGCTGCGATTCCGGCGCGATGCCGCGCAGCTTATTCCATTCCTCATCGGCCATGCGCTGAAACCGTTCGGCCAACCACTTGTTGGTTAGGTCGGGTGTAACGCCCGGCGTTGCTAGTTGTGCTTCTGCTGCCTTTGCGTGCATCGCTGAATACTTCGCAGCCTCCGCTTGGTAGGCTTGCGCCATCTTCATGGTCGCATTCATTTGCTGCATTTCCAGCTTTAGTTGCGCCTCCTGAGCTTTCTGCTGCTGTTCGAGGTCTGTTTGCCCGCTCTTTGCGTCCTGTTCCGCTTCCCAGAGTGTCTTGGCGTTTTGCAGCTTGCGATCATCAAGTTCAAGCTGCCGTTGATGCGCAGATTCTTCTTTCTGTCGCTCGTACTGCTGATACCCCGGCAACATTTCAACTGGAAATCCGCGCGGGAATTGCACCAGTCCCGTTCGCTTATCGACCGGCAACTTAGCACCCGCCAGTTGGTTGAAGAAGTCGTTGGCTTCGGTGTTCGGATCGGGGTTATCGGGCGGCATGACCACCGGCAGCGGCATATTGCGCCCGCCGTAGTAGTCCTGAAACTTCGACACTACCTCTTGCCGCTGCGATTCGTCGAGATCGGGCCACTGCGTTTGAATGCTGTTCCAGTCCGCCTCCATCGATCGTTGAAGCTGAGCGTTGCGCTGCTGGGCGATTTGCATCCCCATCGCGTTCTGCATGCGCCGTTCGTCGGCCTGGGCCTGGGCTTCTTCGCGCGCACGCTGCGAGATCATGCCCGACTGAAATTGAAAGATTTGCGACTGCGCGGCAAACTCCCGCTGAATCTGCCGATTCAGCATGTCGTAGTTGCGATCGATGCCGCGATCGTAGAGCCCCGCGTTGAATTGATTCGCTTGCAGCCCCATCGCATCGCGACGGAAAGCCTGCTGCGCGTCGAACTGCCGCTGTCCTTCGCCAAAGCTGGCGTTGAATTGCCGCTGGCGTTCGTCCATCGATTCGTCGAACTGGCGAATCTGTTCCCCGAACCGTTCTTGGTTCTGAGCGTACTGGCCGTAGCCTGCTTGGTTAGCGGCTGGGCCAAGCAGGGTTGCCGATGGCTGGTATTGAACTGTGATTGCCATTAGTAGCTAGGCCATTGAATGTGTGGATACTTTTCGCGGAAATTGCGCATCTGCCACGCTTGAGTGCTATCTTGCGGAAAGGCATGGCCGTAAGAAGAAACCGGCTGCCCCTTCCAGTAGGGCACGCCATTTACCGCATAGATGCCGCCCAGGGAGTCATCGCGATTGGATGCCCTTGTCGTGGTGGTTGGTACGTCACCGCTCATTTGCTGCTGCGGCCGTTTTTGAACCTGGCTCATATAGTTGTCGTAGGCCGGATTGCCAAAGGCTCGCCACGACGTATTCGTGTTCACCGGCTGCAACGCTCCCGGCATGATGCCGTTGGCAATGCCGGGAATCTGGAAGCCCATATTCATACTGATTGGGGCCCCGCTGTTGAACATTCCCAACGGCACGCCACCGCCCGGCAAGTACGTTGGCGGAACGCCACCGCCACCACCACCGCCACCACCGCCGACCGGCACGCGAACTTGTTGCTGCGGCTGGCCTTGCTGCTGCAGCGTTCGCAACAGCGCTTGCTCGGCTGTGTTCTGTACCCTGCTCTTAGTTCGCATGGTGCCTACCCCAGTATTCGGGCGAAGCTGCGGCATCGGGTAGCCCATCGGCGGCGCGCCATACCCCGGCGTCTGCGGAGGGATCGGATTCGGCGGAAGTTGCGGCGTAGGATAGCCGCCACGCGCGGAGGCTTGCGTCCCCGGCGTCATGTTGCCGTAGCCCATCGGCGTCCCGTAGCCGCTACCGGGCTTGGTGTACTGCTGAAACCGATCCTTGGCATTGCCGGTAAATCCAGTATTCGGGGCCATCCACGGCTGACGTTGGTTGAACGCCATGCCGCCCTGCCCCATCGGAGCCCCGCCCGGCTGCGGCGCCACCTGCCGAGCCATGCCAGGATTAAAACCGCCAGCAGTCATTGGCGGGCGAACATTGCCGGTCATCGGCTGGCCCTGCATGGGCATTGTGCCGTAGCCGGCGGAGCCGCCACTACCGGCGTACCCGCCCGCGCCCAAGGCTTGGCGGAGGGCGATCAATTGATCGAAATTAGGGCCCACGTCGTTTCTCCTTTCCACCAAGCCGAGTAGGTTGCCGGTTAAGCGCTCATCAGCGCTGACTTGCCGGCTAAGAATGTCGTCCTCCACCCGCCGCATCGCGTCGTTTCGTTCGCGTTCAAGTCCCCGCTGAGAGCTTGTTAAGACGGTCGAGCCAAGCAGCCCGCGCGAGGCAAGGTCTGCCTTGACCCCTTCTGACTTCTCGTTGAACGCGCGATTTGTGTCGGCTCTTTGGTAGTCGCCGAGGTCGCCAATGCGATCCATTACGCGCGTGCGCAGGTCGCCGTAGCCCTGCCGAGCTTCGTTGTACCGCGCTTCGTTCGCAGCGTTCGCTTGATCCATTTTCCTTTGAAACTCAAGCTCCAAAGGATCGGGGTATCGGTAGGCGGTATTCGGATCGAAGCTGCCGGGCAGGGTGCGGCCGTACTGATCGACACCGCCGCGCTGCTGCCCTTGCGATCCAGCCGCTAGCTGCATGAGGGTTGCCACATCAAACCCGCCGCCGGCTCCGCCACCGCCGCCCGCGGGCATAGTCGCATACTGTTGGCCGCCGCCGCCGTACATCGCTGCAAGGATCGCTTGGCCGGCGGGAGTGCTCAGCGCATCCCGGCGCACATCGTCGGGATGAGGCGTGCCGCGGCTGACTGATCCGAACGTAGCGACCGAACCGTTCGGGGTTTGCTGTTGCAGGCGACGAAATGATTGATCGTAAAGCTGCTTCAACTGTTCGTTGAGCATCGCCATTCGCTGGATATTATTCATGGTTCACCACTTTTCTAACGGGCACTTTTCCGTCGCCATCGCAATCTTGTTTGCCCAGCCTTGCGTCCGTGCGTTTGTGCAGCAACCGCACTCGTTACAGGCTTCCCCTTGCGGGTCGTAATGGTCGCATTTTACACAGATCGCCAAAATCTCGCGTATCTGGTTTTCGTCCCGCGTAGGCATTCCCTTGAGCGCCCAGCGGGTCCAGGCTGCAGCGTAGTTGAGGGCTTTCTTGGTGACGGATGGCTTGAGCTCGGCGGGATTCTTGGCCTTGTCTTTCCACGGATCGGGGCGGCAAACGCGCGTGCGAGGATTGGGCCGCAGCACTCCGCACTGCGGGCATCGCACCATCCCCGATTCTGTTGATTCCCAGACGCACTTCATAAATCCACCGTCATCGTCGAGCCACTATATCCGTCAGGGCACCAGCCATAGCAGTCTACGGACGCCGTGTTGGTGCAGATTGTCGTGCCGCAAATGGGGTTAGTTGGGTGATCGACAAACGCCCCCACAACCTCATCTTGCGGGTTGAGCGTATGCGAACCAGTTACCTCCATGCAGTTAATGCCAACAATGTCCGCTACCGTTACCGTGTCGATCAGTTTGTAGTATTGATGGGGATAGCCCGAGGTTGGAGAGAGTCCAGTCCCAGGGCAAGCCATCGCTCCAATTCGCATCCTCCCCAGCAAATAAACCAGTCGCTTCCCCGCATCCGTGGGGTCTACGCAGCTAGTTATTTCAACCGACATGTTGGTAACGCCAACTTCCGTTTCAGCGCGAACCGCACAGCCCAGGCACTTGAGGTCCGTATCGCCCCAACTGCACGAATCCACAGACAGAAGTTCGTAGGTGTCGTTGACGTCGCCGCACTCATCGCAAAATGTCGCATCCGCTGAATAGCCTGCAATCGTCGCGTCAATCGTCGGCAGACACTTCATGCGGTAGCACTTGCTATTGCCGGCCCCGTTGTTGACCGTGAGGCATGTTTTCCACTCTTCGCCACCAGCGTCAGCCAATAGCTTCCCGCACACTGTTACCAGCTTTTGGTTCGGCCCGACTGTTGCGCAGAGTGCCATCGTTTAGCAGTTGGTTACAATGTCGAGTTCGCAAGACGTACTCTTGGTCCCCAGCGTGATCGTCAGCTTGAGTTTTCCGCCAACGATTTCTAGCGTGCAGTCAAGTTCTGCGTTGTCGAAGCTCGCCGTACAGTCGCTACACAGCGCGTCAACATTCGGCTGAATGTACGGGTACTCTGGCGTTGGCGGATCGTAATAGTCCGGGTCCATGCAGCCGTAAATATCGTCGCACGTTGGACCGCAGTTGGTGCGAACCCAATCGCAGTCCACCGCCAACATGCACTCCGAGCCCGACTGAATGAGGCCCAGCCCCGCCAACGCTGCGCCATCGACCTTGACGGTATCTGATTCAATCTCAAGTCCGCAACCAACATTAACCTTGAGTTGGCAAGCGCCAGCGGTCGTGTTTACACCTAGCCCATCCCCGGCGAGATCGGCCACATCGACAGAAATCGTGGTTCCGACAATGTTGATGCCGCAACCGCCAATGTAGTAAGCAGGAGGCGGCGCCCACACTTGCAACACTGTCCCGTTCGAAACAATCGTGCATTGCTCATAGCCAGCCGGCGCCGTCCCCACTACCGGCGTGAACTGATCTTGCAAGTACGCCAGCGAATCCCCCGAGCTAACCCGCACTGTCCCCGGCAGGTCAGCAAACAGAATATACGATTCGAGCGCTAGCCCATTTGTCCCGGTCGCCGTCTTATCGTGGTAGACCTTCGCATGAGTGGAGGCATTGAATACCGTTGTCCCGACGTTTTTCAACTTGGTGTCGAGGTAGTCTTTTTTCCCGGCTGCATAATCCACCGCCGTGACTGCGACCTTTCCATCAGCCGTTGTGACATTTGTATAGAGACGAACATTGCTTCCCGTTATCGCTGCATAAACAGGTTGGTGAGTGCTGGCGTTGTAGGCCGCCACATCAAAAACCGTCGCGACAAGCTGAGAGTTGAGGTATCCCGCTGCATTCCCCGAGAAGCGGGCAACGAGCTCATCGGTCCCACCGCCGCCACCGCCGCCGCCAGAATCGTCAATGTCGAGAAACCGAATGTCGTAGAGGGTGAGGTTGCCATCTTTAATCGGAACGGCGAACCCCCATTCATTGCCAACTGCGCGGCCGTAGGTGCCACCGAGCATATCGCGCACGGTAATAATTACGCCGGTCCCCGTTCCGTCTTTGTTCATCACTTCGGCGGACGCTACGGGCGGACTGCCGCCGAAGTTGGTTTGCAACTGGAAGCGAATCGCGACTGCGTTCGGATCGGCTGGCGCAGTGTCGAACTGTTCCTTGGGAATGTAAGGATTCCCAATCAGATCGAGCACGTTTTGCAGTTGCTCGAAGTTGTGCCGCAAGTCCTCCTCAGTACACATTTCTGTGATGAGAGGGCCGACGTCGGAGTAGGCAACATTCTTAGCCATGCTGCATCCTCCCGGCGTCGGTCGTTTGAATTACCACCGACTCCATCGACCACGGCACGCCATCGTCGCCCGCCGTCTTGCCGAGGCTGACGGTTGCACAATGACCAGTGAACCGGGGATGATGCGCAAAGTTATCGCATTGGTGCTGCAAGAATCGGCCGTTGATCTGCGGATCGTTGATCGAATCCATCGAATCTTCGGCGACGTCGGCAACGCGAATCCGAATATCGGGCGAGCTCTTCGTTACCGTGCGGTAGCGAGACAAGACCGCTTTCTGATCGGGGTTAGCAGAGAGGCGAATCGGGCCCATCGTCACCGACGATGCAAACTTGGTCGTGGTGTCGGTGTCGGTGTCGTAATCGAACTGGCGAACAGTTCCGTCTTTGCCGGCGACAAGCACGGATGATCGCAGCGCGGTACTGGCGGAAGGATACTCCGTCACCGCAAGCGGTTGGTAAGCCTGCGCGGCGACTTGGATCGGCCAGTATCCACCCTGCCGCAGATCATAGAGCCAGTGTGTGCCGTTCGTGGAAGCAACCGGCGTGACCCAAATATGCACCGCTTGCAGCAGCAAGTCGAACGCCAAGTGGACTTCGTAGCTGGCGGTATCGAGGTTGATAAGTTCGCGCGGCAAATGCTCGCGCGATAGCGGAACTGGGGGCGAACCGCAAGCCGAATCCATCGCGTACAGTCCGTCGCGCGTCATAATGACAAGCTGATCTTTGTCGGTTCGGCACCAGGCGGACTGAGAAATCGGGCCGATTGTGTGGCTGATTTGCTCGATGTAGCTACCTTGCGAGTTGGGGTTGCCGCGAAGCGAGAAGAAAGCATCCTTCGACCCCATCAACAGGCAGCCGCGATTGTGAGGAATCAGGCAGGTAATTGGGGGGCCGATCGCTCCGCCTTGGTAGTTCGTGCCCGCCTGAGCAGAGGCGGGGTCAGTGTCGCCATACTCCCAGTCGGTGAAGTCACCCAAGCGTGACATGTACCAAACATGCGGTTCGGCAGGGTTGCCGGCGACAACCAGGCGATCCATCCAGTTTACGACGATATTGCAATTCGCCGGGACTGTTCCAGCGCTCGGCGTGATCGTCGAAGTGACCGTATTCGCAACCGGATCGTAGTAGTTGATCGTGCCGCCCGAAGCCGCGAAGAGCTTTTGCTGACAGGGCGCCATGCACACAAAACCAGTGCCGGCCAGCGAGCCAGTGCCTACGCTCGAAAACGCGCCGCCCGTCGAACGATAAAACGTGCTGCCGACAACAGCAACGACAGCAGCAACAAAACCAGTGCCGGGGTCATAAGAGAAGTTGCGGATGCCCCGAGGAGTCCCGCCCAGGGTTCCATAGCTTCGCAAGCCCGGTCGAGAACCGCCCCTTTCCCTGCCGGTTTCCGAATCACTCGGCCAAACATTGAGCGCGTCCGCCGCGAAATACGGGGCTTGATGCTGAAAGCCCATCCGCCGAGATAGCCCGGCGGATGGGAAACGAAGTTCAATCTGGCGGGATCGCATTAGGCAAAGTTGATTCCTTCGCTACCCATGATGCGCCACCGCGGGCCCGAGGGCGTTTGAACGGCGCGGAACAGAATCCAGTCGTTCACATCAGCCATCGTCGCGGCGACATGGCCAGACTGATTCCAGGCGGTCCCGTCCGCGTTTACCGTCACCGTGCCGCCGTCCGTCGCAACATGCAGCAAGAGCTCCTGGCCCGAGAATCGCGGATTCTTGAGAACGCGGGTTTGGCTGCTGCCGGTCGTGAGGCCGCATTCCGCGAAAAACTCGGTTACGACGATGTTGCCGCCGTTGCCGGGATCGCGCATCCGGTGCATACCGCCGGCCATCGCCTGGCCCATCGCGGCGTAAGTTTTGTGGGCACTCCCCATTTTCAAACTCCTGTAGGTTAAAGGATTTCAGTACCGTTGTAGTAAATCGGGTCGCGTCTGCGGGTTGGCCAATCGCAGATCGAGTCGCCGTCGAATCCAGGATTTCTGAGCGCGCCCAATCGCTCGGCGTTCGTCGCCTTGCGATCGCGCGCGATGCTCTTCGCTAGGGCTTCCTGGTATCGCCCTTCGTGGTCGCCAGCGCCGCCGAATGTCCGGCGCTCAGCTTCGGCCAACACTGCCGCCAGAATCGTTTCCGAGTGAGCGGGCCCGCCGAGAGGGTAAATGTTGGTATCGTCGAGTTGCCAGCCGAACGAACGATATACGAGCGTGAGGCGGTGGACTAAAGCTGGCGGCGGCGCTAGTTCGAGGAAGTATCGTTGCCCAACTTCGGCGTTGAATGTTTTTGGGTAGATCGAATACATCGTCGGTTCAAGCGTCGAAGCAACGCCGGTCTTTTCGTACCACTGCCTCACGCGCGCGAAGCCAACATCTTCCAGCGATCGAACGATCGCCGATTGCTCAGGGTGGTAGATCAGCGGTCCATCGGCTGATTCAAAGTCAGCGGGCAGTTCGAAACGGAACTGCTTGAGATTATAGGTAGTGCCGGCGGCTGCGGTTGCAGTCGCATCCACCAGCACCAGCGAAGTGTTATTGGTGCGAGTAAGGACTTCGTAGAGATTGCCCCGAAACTCGATCCAAGCGGAGGCTGCCCAAGTGGGAAAGCTCCCGCCGGTCAATGTCACGATGCCACCGGCAACCGCGATCGTGCCGGCCGAGTAGGCGGCCGGCGTAACGAACGCATAGGGAATCTTGAAAAACGACCATTCGTGCGGCTCGCCATAGAACCGGCGCAGCCCCGAATTGATAATCCGATCCACATCGTCCGACTCGGACGATAGCCAATCAGACGGTTCGCGCGACATGCCGAGCAGTTGCGCGACATGCTGCCGAATCGTGGGGTAATCAATTTGGAGGCTGGCGGGTGCGGGCATTACAGGCGAGTGGTTGTGATGGTGTTACGAGCTCCGTAATGGGCAGCGTCGATCGACGTTTGGGCGAGCTCGAATTGCCGGCGGCGAAGCGTTTCGCCTTCGGGGTGCCGGCCGGTGCGAATGATCGCAACCGTTTCGCCGTCATCGCCCCAGCGATCGAACGTGCCGAAGCGTGCGCCACCTTCGATCGCGACTTGCACGCCCTTGCTGAATCCAGTTGGTTGAGACACTTCAAGCGGGGCGGGCTCGCGATCCTCTTCCGCAGCGGCGACGGCGAACGGATGGGACTCATCGGCCGCGGGCGGATTGAAAAGTGACAGCCCCGAATCGGGAGTCGTGTTGATCCAATCGGACGGCGCAACGACTGAATCGGATGCCGATTCAATCCACTCCGCCGGCTCCGGTTTGATCCGCGATTCGTACAGGTGTTCGGCGATGCAAGTCTGCATCATGTGCGGCGGTAGCGGCCCGGTAATCCCGAGCTTGTTATACATTTCGCGATACGCCGCGTAGCGTTCCAAGAATCCTTCCGGCGCATCGGGCCCGAAAGCCCGCACGGCCAATTGAAGGTCTTGGCGATTCATGTTGGAAAGGTCTGCGATATTCATCTTGTCCCCGCTGAGAAATAGGAAAGCCCCTGCCGCGCACTGTACGCGGCAGGGGGTGAAACTCGATTGCACTGATTAGGTGCGGACTTGGAAGTTCTCCTGCATGAAGGGGTGAACCCAGTCAATATCCATGCTGCCGTCCACGCCGCCCGAAGCGATCGCAAACGTCGGAGTGAGCGCCGACGCGACGGCCGGCAATTGCGCGGCGGTCATATGCGGCACAGCCACGGCGGTTGAAATGAAGTTCACTACGCCGTTGACGTAGCTGAATCCCCAGTTGCTAACCGGGTCTACGTAGAACCCAAGGTGGTTCCAGTTGCCCAGTGCGGCGCTGTTCAACGTCAGGCGGGTTGCCTTGGTTGTCACCGTCGAACTGGTGCGTGCCTGAAACTGCACAACCATGTTGGCGTCGAGCGTAAACCCGATGCCGTCATAGCCGAGAACGCCGCTGCTGTCGATGATGTTCTGTGCAGCCTGCTTATCGGCGAGGCCCACGAACATATCGGCGGCGCTACTGCCGGCAACGTGCAATCCGTTAACGCGCACCAGCGCTTCAAAGAACAGTCCGCGGCCAATTTTGCGGCTGAACGGAGCACCGGCCAACTGAACGGCGCCGCCGTGGGTTGCGGTGTTGCCATCCGTGATGAGTCGAGCGATTCCGAAATCGCCGCCATCAAGAATGGTGAATGTCGAACCAGTGCCAACGCCCACTGGGAGTTGGTTCAGGGTCCACATGTCGGTATCTTCCAGGAAATCTTCAAACTTCCCGGCGCCGTAGAACGGATCGTTCAAACGGTTTTGGTCAAGTTTGCTCCACAATTCGGTGGAGCGCCCCCGGCTCTTCTTGTCGCCGGGGCCACGATGAACGCTCATATTGTTACCCTTGGGGTAAAGTGAAATTGAAATGGAAAACGCAGCAGCCGTAGCGTCCGCAGTTACCGATTACGCGGCAACTTGGTACACGACGAAGTGCTTGCGGCGGTCGGTCAACATGTGGTTGTACCAGCCGCGCACAACGCCCTTGCGGACGTCCACTTGATCCGGGTCAACGACGTAGGTGTATTTTTTGTCGCGGCCCTTGCGGAACACGGTCTTGAGATTCTTCCAGTCGATCCCGTATACCGGGTTGGTCGAATCGTAGGCCGGGCTTTCCGGGTTGGAGAGCGCTTCAGTCCACACCAGCGGGACGCCCCGAATCAGCACCCGATCGCGGAACATGCCGAGATCGTATTTCAGGTTGTCGTTCGAGCGGGTCAGCAAGTCCTGGCACTGCTGGATGACCGGGTAGGTCGTGTGCAGCGTGTGCTGAGGCTTGCCGGCGTCGAGCTCGTTGTACTTGATGGGCGACTTGAAGTAGCACTTGTCGGTCGCTTCACAGATCAGCTTCACGAAGCTGTCCTGATCCACGGCCGTATAGGTGCCGGTTCCGTTGCGCCATTTGTCATACAGCGAAGCGTCGATGCCCGCCGGGCCGTTCGGGAAGTTGGCGTGATTCCCGCCGTTGAACCCGAACGCAGCGGTCGCGTTCTTGACGATCCAGTAGGGCACGCCCCAGGGCTGCATGGGGTTTTGGGATGCACTGGTCGGCAGCGACCAGAAATCAAACTCCATCTTTTCCACAACGCCCATTTCCATTTCGAACGTGCGCGCGTCAACAACGCTCGCCAGTTCGAGGCCGCCTTCTTGGAAGCCCTTTTCGTCAATGTCCCAGATGCAAGTATTGATATACTTGGTCCAGTCCACCGTACCACGCTTGAACCCATCGACGATGTTGTAGTCTTGGGTATCGAACAGTCCGCTGTTGCGGGAGTTGTTTACACGGTTGACGCGCACCATGAACTCGATGTGCGTACCGCCTTCGACCGGCATCTTGCTTTGAGACAAGAAACGGTCAACGACCGTGTATTCTTGCATCTCTTGCGTGAGGTCTTTCCACGACCGCCGACCGTAATGGTAGGGGTACGTGGATTGCATAATGTCGTCGATTTGACGAACTGACAGACTCATTTCTGTAACTCCTTATTAGCGCCACTCGTTGGCCGCTAAGACAGTTAGAGCGTTGCTCCTGCTTCGTCGAGCGCCCGCAAGTACGCTGGCTGTTCGGCCAACGATTTTCCGGGGATATAGAGGTCTTGGCCGGCGGATTGCCGGCTGCCTCCGGGGTTGCCGAGTTTGCGTTGAGCTTGCGCCTTGACTGCCGATTGCGCCTCAATGAGGGCTTGTTTTTGGTTATCTTCAAAAAACTGCAAATGATCGGCACGCCGAGCGAGGGCCTCCAAGTTCATGTCGAACGGGATGCCGCGCATCTGCATGCCGGTAGTGATGGTCGCAACGCCTTGCAGCGCCGCTTGCATCGCGATTTGCTGGGATGGCAACTGACGCCCCGGTTCGCCGTAGCGAGCGGGGTTGTGCTTCATCAGCGAGGTCTTGATTTGGCCAAGCATTTGCTCGGCCTGCTGCTGCTGTTGCTGCATCACTGCCTGTTGTTGCACGGCATACAGATTCCCCACCTGCTGACGCAGTTGGAGGAGCTCATCGTGCATGGGCTGAAACACAGCCTTCGCAGCGTCCGGGTCGATGCCCAGTTCTTCCCAATTCACTTGCTGCGGCAAGTTGGGTTGAGCGGGCGGAGCCGGCTGCTGCGGGAAAGGTTGGGGCGGCGCAATCGGCGGTTGAAAGCCGGGCTGCGGCGCGAATGGTTGCTGCGGGTACGGTTGCTGCGGTTGCGGCGCGTACTGCTGTTCGTATTGCTGCCCGGCGGCGAACAGTTCGCGATCGCGGAGGGCAAGGTAGTTGGCCGCATCTTGAGGCGTGCTGAATTGCTTCAAGCTGTTCGCGTCAACGCCGTACTGCGCAGCGAGTGTTTCGTACTCGGAGGGCGGCTCTTGCGGAGTGGATTCGCCAGCCGGCAGGGGTGGCGTCTTGGTATCGGTCGCATCGGTTGCGTCCTGCGTGTCGTCGTCGTCGTCATCGTCGCCAGCGGTCGGCTTCGCTGGCTCGAATTCGCGCGCGCCGGTGGGCGCATCATCGCCAAGATTCGCAAGCAGTTCGAGCAATGACCCCTTTTGTTCGTTGCTCGGCGCTGGCGTTTGTTCGGTAGTTGTTTCAGTGTTGTTTGTTTCGACTGACATGTTTTCCCCGTTGTTACTTACCGGCGTAATCGCCGTACCCCGCATCGCCATCCATCAAACCTTTGGCGCGAAGCAAGCGATTCCGGTCGGCTTGCGTCCAATTGCGATCCATAACGAGTTCCCCGGTGCGCGGATCGTGATGCGCATTCGTGATGCCGTTGGCTTTCAGAAATGCGTTCGCTTCGGGGACTTGGAGGCGATGAACCCCCATTGATTGCGATTTCCACTTGCGGCGGTGGGTGAATCCGCTTTTGATGGGCGAGACTTGCCGCGCGCGGGCGATCGCTAGTTCAACAGAGCCATCGTCAAACCACTCGGTTTGGTTGGTGTCCGGGTTGTAGATGCCGATCTTTTTCATTCGTCGCTCCCTGCGCCCGAAGCCATCAGGTCCATCAACGACGATTGCCGGCCCGTTGGGCTGGCGACGTTGCGGCGAATGTATTCGCGCGGCTGATTCGGTAAGGCGTTCGAGGGGGGCGAAATGCCCTCTTCGGCGCCAGGCTCTTGCAGTGGCGCGGCTTCGAACAGTTCGTTGAGCTCGGGCAGATCGTGATACTCGGCCTTGATTTCAAGCAGCTTCTGCGCGTTGAACTGCTGGCCCTGCTGTTGCAAGAGCGGCAGGAATTGCATCAATTCAGCGACCACCGCCGACAGTTCTTGGCTGCGCTTGCCAGGCGACTTGAACTCGTTCGAATACGGCTCGATCTTGCATTGGTAGTCAGCAAAGGTTCCTGCCCGCGGCAGAAACTTCGGCGGATACCAGGACGAGTCCACAGTGAATCGGGTGTCGCCAACGCGCTCTTGGCCTTGCACGGTCAGGAGTGGATCGTCCCACATCATTTCACACAGCCGCTCAGCGTTGCGCGAGAAGAATCGAGCGATGCGCTGTTGCACTGCTGCTTCGCGCTTGTTCGCTTGCTGAGCGATCAGAACGTCTTGGGTTGCCGTGCCAGAAGCCGCGGCCATGCCCAGCATCAGTTCGGGGTTGCCGGCCTGCTGCTTGAAGAGATCGAGCGCTTGTAGCGCAAAGCCCATGAGCGGACCATCGACGGCGCCGAGCGTGATGGTCTTGATGGAGTCGGGATTCTCCATCCGAATAACTTCGCAATCGCCCGCATCGGTTGCCCGGCGTGCATCGCCCTCTTCGCCTTGATAGGCAGCGATTTGCTTTTGCCGATTCGCACGGCGAGCCATCTTGAGCAAGAGGCCATTGAACAACGAATCGAGTCCGCGGACGTTGCCGGCGATCGACGTTGGCAGCACGTTATCGGGCACATCGGCTAGCGAAAGGACTTCGTAGGGGCCCATCGCGCCGCCATGCTCCCAGTCAATGACAGCGAGCGGCCTGGTCGGGTTTTTGATTTCGAACGATCGATCGACTTGGAAAGTAACTATCTTGCGTTCGCGGGCGAGAAAAATATCGCACAAGTCCACCTTGTCCTCGTACTCGCCCATCATGCTATTTAGCTGTTCGCGCGTAATGTCGCTGGCGTTCGTGCCATCGCTGCTGCGGTCCATCGCGGATTCGGGCGTAACGAGCTTTACCGCTTCGGGATCGAAGCGGGGCGACTTGCGAACATCATCGAGACACATGCGATAGCGGTCGCCGATGAATCCGCATTCGCGCCAGTTCCTCGCGCCCGAATCGAACACAACATCGTCGGGGCTAACTCGCATGACGCGCGGAAGAGCGGGCGCCATCGTGGGGTCTTGGTCGGGAGTGACGTAGCCCTCGTCGAAGTAGCCGACTTTGGAGAGTCCCATCCAAAAGAACGCATCAAGAATGATTTCGCGATAAGTGGTGCCGAGATCAATCTTGTTGGCCAGGCCATTCAAGCCGGCCTGGAAACGCTTCGCAAAACTGCGGTGGTTGCGAATGTGCGTTGTGATGAGATGCCGCGGAGCCTGGTAGCCGTAGCTAACCGTGTAGGCTTCGGCGGTCAGCATTAAGAGGTTGGCGTACCGGCGGACCTTGGCCGCATCGCCTTGCTGCTGCGCGTAGAAATCGCCCGCGTAATCACGAATGAGCCGTGAGCGGAATTCGCGCATACCCGCCAAGCTGCGGTAGCTGTGTTGAACAGCTTTCGCCAGCCGCGCGTACTTCTTAGTTTCAGCAGCAGCAACCAACGAAGCGCTCGCGATTCCCCCGCTTGCGCCTTTTCCCCCGCTGGTAAATGCTTCTCTTTTTCCCCCGAATCCTCCGACAGTTCGCCGGCAAACGCGCGGGGGAAGTTAACGCTTGCCGGCAGCCGAGATTGCGGCCCCGGCTTTTGTGTGCATCTTAATTCCAGTTCAAGGGCATATCGCCCCAGTCATCGTCGGTCTGCCGTCTCAACTGGCGGTCCCGGTAATCTCGCTCGAATTGTAGTTCGCTTTCAATTTCTTTGTCAACGGATTTTGTAATCTGCTTTACCGCCGTGTGCTTTTTCATTGCAAAGCCTAAGTGTCCGATCGCAAGCGCGATGGCGACGTCGCCGTGTGCCGCATTCTTTGTCGAGCCATCTTCGCTCACGGAGCTCGCAACGTGAACGATCTTGCCCGACTTGTTGTATTCGTACTCGTTAAGCTCAAGAATCGCCGCTTTCCACGGTATCAAGAACCGCTCTTGCAGGATGGCGTCTTGCAAGTTGCTGAACGCCAGGTCGATCGAGCTATCAGTTTTCCACCACCCGATTTTCTTGATTCGCTTCTCTGTCCGCTCTGCCGGGTCCGTCGTGCGCCAGTAGTAGTTGGAGAAGCCAAACTTCTTGAACTCCACCCAAAACGTGACGCCGGGCCCCATGTTTTCCCAGATCAGGAAACAATGCTCATGGTCGCGGCCATTGCATAGCCACTTGATGAGCGCGAAGGTCATGCGCGCCAGTTCGTGCGGCAGGATGGCGTTCGAAAGGAAGCCGCCGACGACTTGCCCCTTGGTAATATCTGTGACCACCAGCGCGGAGTTGGAGGAGAACTCACCCGCGTTGCCGGTCGCGACGTCGAGCGAAATCACGAACGGGCCGCTGTGCCCCACCTTGCCGCGGGAGTCGATCGGCAAGTCCCAGAATTGGAAGCGGCCGGTTGGCGATGGCCGCCAAGTTGGCGTGAAATCTTCCGAGTCGTAGAGCAGATCGCCACAAGCCGACGGTTCCCGAACATTCTCCATCGCCTTCTGGATCGTGCGCGAAGCGAAGTATTTGGAGGACGCGCCGCGGGCGTCCCGATCGATTTCGCGGGCGATAGAACGGGCAGTGGCGCCAGGCCGATTGCACTCGGCATCGTACCAGGGCGAGCGTTCCATGCCGCCTTTCTTCGGATTCAGTTCGAAGCGGTAGTTGGGCGGGAACGGGTAGCTTGTGTCGATGATTTTCAGCTTGCCGCCATAGACGGTATACATGCCGGCCGCCCGTTCCGGGTTGTCCTTCCAGTCCGAGATCAGCCGCAGCATCGACGTTTCCGCGTCGTGCATCAGTTGGTAGAAGCGGTTGTTGTCGTTCTTGTAGGTGCTGATGAAGAACCGCGAATTGGTGACGTATTGGGTCGAATCCAAGGCGTATTGATCCGCCCCGAGCGGGAACTTCCCAAACTCATCCATAAACATCGCGGTTTTGCGGCCCCCGGTCGTGACGTCGCCGGTCGCGGCATAGCCGAAAATCGTGCCGCCATTCTCGAGATTCGCGAAGCGGTGCTTGTCGTAAGAGCGATCGAGCTTCTTCTTCCCGTTCGGCATCAGCCGCATCCAAACGGGCATCCACGAATAGAGGAAATCCAGCTTCCACATCAACGAGTCGGGGTCGGTGTCCGAATCGACGGCGTTTTCCGAGCGGGAAACGAAGCCAATCGTGACGCCGATCGTGGAATCGGTCTGCTGACGCATCCCGAACTCCCACTTGTGGTAGCTGAGGATGATAATGTCCCACGAAGCCCCGACGCCGCGGCTCTTTTCCCGCCCCAGGTCGCGTTCCCCGAAGCATTCTTCCATGCACCAGAGGGCGAAGTCCTGATCGGGCCACGTATTGAGCGGCTTTTCTTGCGGGAACGGCCGCGGCTCGAACACCATCCCGAACGTGTTCGCGAAAAACAGCATGTCCCGGCGGCACATTTCGTAGATCGCCGCCCGAAACTCCGCATCTTTCAGGCACCGACGGCGCACGTACAGACGCCATTTAAGCTGCCCGATCAAATCCTTCGGGACGTACTGGATAAACGGGTACAGTTCCGGGTCGGGCCGCCATCGCGGCTCATACCGGCGGATTTCGCCGAGCGGAAAGATTGTGCCGGCGTGAGCGGACGTCATTTCTTCTTTCCGCCCCCTTCGACCACCCGATTTCCGCGGACTTCGAGGGCCTGGCTCTTCTTCACTGCCGCGATCAGCATCGATTCAAGCTGCTTGATCCGCCGGGTTTCGTCCTCATCCTCCTGAACTTCGCCCCGCCGCTCTGCCTCCTGAATCGCCACCCGCTCCGTCCGCTTTTGCAGCGTTGCCGCCGCCTCCTTCACGTTCTTCGCGATGAATCCCGCCTTGTCCTGGCGGGCATGGTGCAACATCGTCCAAGCGGTCCGGGTCCGCAGGTCCGCCCTGGCCGCCTCACTCGGCGATTCCAAGTGCCGGTAGCACCACATCACATCTTCCGCCCATCGCCACTTGAGATCGTCCGTCGTTTCCTTCGCCTCAAGGGCCGCCAGGCGCTCAAGTTCCTCGGCGGTCA